GGTGGCAACCAAGTTCCGGGGCCGGGTGTCGTGCTTCCCTATTCGGGGATCACGTGGACAGGGAACGGCGCGTGCAACATCTCGCACAATGCGATCCTGAACCACAGGTACGGGGTGAACATCTATCCGCAAGATCCTGCTCTCGTGCCCGGGCAGAGCGCGATGCGGCAGCTCTTCATTTGCGGCAATACGATCGACGGGGCCTCGATTGCGGCGGTGTCTCTCTACCCGCAAGGGAACGGGACGCTCGGCGGGGTGCTCATCAGTGACAACATCCTCAACCTTGCGCACTACGGGCTCTCGGTTCCCGCGACGCCTTACGGGAATTGGGTCAAGTCTTTGATGTTCAGCAACAATAACTGGCACGACGACGGGCAGCCGGGGGCAATCCTCGGGGCGATCGATGGTGTTGAAACGTTCGTGTGCATCGGGACGCTCGGGGAGGCGACAGGGCCTTCGACGCAGGGGTGGCGGATCGGCAACGGGGTTTCTGGCGTGCTCGCGGTCGGAGCGTCGCGGGGGCCGTTTACCGTTCCTAATGTGCTCCCCTCGACACTGCGGGTACTTTGATGCGGCGGGTTCTTCTTGCTCTTCTCGCGCTGATCGCACCCGCGTCGGCGCAACAGTTTCCCGCTCCGTTCTTCTTCGTGAACGGGGCGAACCCCTATCCGATCTGCGTGCAGGTTCCCTCGGTATTCTTGAACGGGGCACCCTGCATCCCGTTCGGGTCAGTGGACATCATGTCGAGAAGGTTTTCCTTCTCGGGGATGAACCCGTTCGCGAACCAGACCGGGCCGGGCAATCAGTTTGTGACCGGGACGGACATCAACGGGAACTTCACCTACGCGCCGGTGCTCGGCTCGGCTCTTCCGAACCCCCTGATCATCAACGACCTTCAGGTGCTCACGTCGGCCTCGGGGGCGGGGCTGGACGCCTATCTTGCGAGCCCGGCTCCGATCGGCTCGGTCGCCCCGAACACCGGCGCGTTTACGGACCTGACGGCCTTCGGTACGGTGTCGGGTTCCGGGATCAACTCGCTGTTTTCGAGCCCTCCTCCGATCGGGAACGGGGTTCCGAGCTCGGCGGCGTTCACGACCCTCTCGGCGACCGGCGCGGTCTCGGGCTCCGGGTTCGATGCTTTCCTCGCGAGTCCGCCTGCGATCGGGGGGACCGCTCCGAACACCGGCGCGTTCACGACCCTCTCGGCGACCGGCGCGGTCTCGGGCTCCGGGTTCGATGCTTTCCTCGCGAGTCCGCCTGCGGTCGGCTCGACAGCTCCAGGCACCGGCGCGTTCACGACCCTCTCGGCGACCAGCACGGTATCGGGGGCCGGGTTTACATCGCGCTTTTCGGCCCCCGGCCCGATCGGGGATGTGACGCCGAGCACCGGCGCGTTCACGAACCTGTCGGCGTCCGGCACGGTGTCCGGGGCGGGGTTCGAAGTACTGTTGCCTGCGGACACGCCGAAAGGGCGGTTGACGCTGACGACCGGCACGCCGGTCATGACTTCGACGGTCTCCGCGGCGACGACGATCTATTACACGCCCTATGTCGGCAATCGTATCCCGCTTTGGAACGGAAGCAGTTTCGTTTCAACGACATTCAGTGAAGTCTCGCAGGCGACGACGGACACGACCAAGAGCCCGGCCGCGGTCGCCGCGACCGCGGTTTATGATTTGTTCGGGTGGTCGGACGCCGGAACGAGCCGCGTGACGCGGGGGCCGGCGTGGACTTCCGCCACGGCGCGCGGAACCGGCGCGGGCACCTCGGAACTCACGAGGGTGCAAGGCGTCCTGGTCAACGCGGTCGCGATTACCAATGGTCCAGCAGCAGGGTTTGGAACCTATCTCGGGTCGGTCGCGTCGAACGGAACGAGTACGATCGACTATACCTTCGGGAGCGCGGCTTCGGGGGGCGGCGAAGCCCGGCTTATGGTTTGGAATATGTATAACCGGGTCACGGCCCTCGGAGACGTGAGCGATAACGGGGCAAATTATACCTATACGACAGCGACTGTCCGCGCGGCGAGAGCAAGTAATACGAACAGGGTTACTTTTGTTTCTGGCCTAGCAGAGGATGCAGCCTCGTCGCACTATAGTGTAGTCGAGCTCTGTACTGCCGCGGCGGGGGCTAATCTCCAGACCGGGCTCGGCTTGGACACCACCTCGGCCTTTTCGTCTACACAGAGTGTCGGGTATGGGGTAGGAGCCGTGGCTACATTCGGGCTGACCAGCTCGCTCATTATTGCTCCTCAGCTCGGGGTTCACTTTATTCAGGCGGTGGAGCAGGGCGACGGGACGAACGCGAACACCTTCGATGCTTCGGGGCTCAATAGGCTGATGGTGCAGGTTCACAATTGATAGGTGCAACATGACGGTATGGCCGACACAAGCGGAAGCGAGCAACTTTTTCGGGAACCCGAGGGGGAAGAACCCCGCCCATGCATCCCCTGCTTGGGAGGTGTCGAACCTCGTTTATATCACACCCCCGTTTCGGATGACCTATGACGGCAAGCCGATCACGAAGATCAGGTGCCACAAGAAAGTCGCAGGCAGCTTGGCGAACATCCTCATGGCGATTTGGGCCGCGGCCAAGCACGACCAGGCCGTCGTCGATTCCTGGGGAGCGTCGATCTATGGCGGCTGCTACAATTACAGGCTGACGCGGAGCGGGGCGGGGCTTTCTATGCACGCGATGGGGATCGCGATCGACCTCGACCCCGCTCGCAACCTGCAAGGAAATTCCCGCCCTCACTTCGCGCGGGTGTCCGAAGTCGTGAAGTGCTTCAAGGAAGCCGGCTGGATTTGGGGCGGGGATTGGTCGGGGAAGAGCATCGACGGGATGCACTTCCAAGCAGCGAGGGTGATCTAATGGACATGGCGCATATCTGGAGCGAGGTTCAGACCTGGGCTCCTCTCGTCATCACTGTGGCTTCGGTCGCCGCGAACGGGATCAATGCAGTGGACCCCCAGGCCGGGGAGAACCCGAAGGTGAAGAAGGTGCAGCAGATCATCAACTGGCTCGCATTGAACTTCGTCCACAAGAAATGAACACCGAGCACGACGGTCAGATCACGCAGACCGTGAGCAAGATCGCGGAAGCCCTCGATCTCGCCGCGGGGGTTTGGCCGGCGCTGGCTCCGGTGTTCAGGACGATCCGAGCGTTTGTTCTGCTCGAGGGGCAGAACTTGATTGCCGGCCTGCACGATGGGAGCATCGTGCCGGACGGGCAGGGGGGCTTCGTCCCGGTGACGAACTCTCGTTTCGACCCGAAGACCGGGAAATTCTTGAAGAGGACCAAGCCATGAAGAAGTTCGCAATCCTTCCCATGCTCGCGCTCTGCGCTTGCACGACGACCGGAAACACGCCGAACCCGATCGACTGGGCGGCTGTCGATGCCAAGCTGAACGTGGTGGCCTGTCGGGTGTCGCGTGCGGCCGCGGTCGGCGCGGAAGTCGCACAAGCGGTCTCGGCGAAGCAGGCATACGTGACGGGGGCTGGAAAAGTTTACACGGCGTCGAAGATCGTTTGTGCTTCTCTCGGGGGCACGGCGACGGCAGTAAAGGTGCCCTAGAGGCAAGGGCTTGACGAGAACAAGCACTGAACGATATTCTGTTTCAACGGTTCGGCCCCGGTAAAAGCCTGCGCGTCCGGCAGACGTAATCTGCCCGGTTCGGCCCCGTCAAAGCCTGCGCGTCTTGCGGACGTTATCCGCTGGGAGAGTGAAATGGCAATCGACGACCTCGATCCGCTTGGAGGAATCCCGAGTGAAGTCCTCGACAAAGACCCCCCGCTGCCTCCAGGTGCCATCGAAGACGATGACCTCGGAGAACAAGGCGACCTCACAGACGGTGGAGCCGAAGACCTTGATCTCGAAGATCAACCGGAGGCCCCTAGCGAACCCAATGCGAGAGGGAAATCGGAACGCCTGAACAGGCGATGGGCCAAGCTGGAGCAGCAAGCACAGCTCGAGCAGGCCCGGGCGGTCGCACTGGAACGAGAACTGGCCGCGCTGCGCGAGCAGCAGACCATGGGGCTGCGCCAGCAGCAAGAGGAGCAGGCACGCCGGCAAGAGGAACTGGAAGTCGCGTCTCTGCCGTTCGAGCAGCAGATCGAGTACCGGCTGAGGAAGTCGGAGCAGCAGCACCAGACTGCAATGCAGCGGATGCAGTTGCAGCAGCACATTATGACGGACCAGAACACCTACTTGGCGAAAGCAGCCGCGGACGCGGACATGCGCCGGATGCAGGCACAAGTAGAGGCGACGTTCTACGAGAGGTTGAACAGCGGGCAGTTTCTACCGAGGGAGGCGATTTTCACCTACCTGTTCGGGCAGGAACAGCTTCAAAAGAGGCAAGGAAAGACCAGGACGGCCTCCCCGGGGGTGCAGCGGCAGAGGGTTGCCGCGCCGAGCGGGGGGCGGAACGATGTAGCTCCGGCCCGCTCTCGCGGGGGCGGCAGGGCCGAAACGCTGGAGCAACGTGAAGAGCGGCTATCGCGCGTGCGCTTCTGACCCCGCGAAGGTCGGCAGCTAGCAGGAGTAGGTTAGATGCCGGTCAATGTCGCGCCGTCTTTTTCCGCGGACATCGAGAACTTTATCGCGGACAAGACCCTCGATCTGGCGCAGCGCCAGCTCGTTTTCTACCAGTTCGGCGACATGGAGTCGATGCCGGAGGGGCGCGGCACGACCTTTACGATGACGAGGTTCTTGCGGCTTCCCCTGCCCTATGCGCCGCTCTCGGAAGCGGTTCCTCCAGTCGGGCAAACTATGTCGATCCAGCAGGTATCGGCGGTCGCCCAACAGTGGGGCGACAAGGTGACGCTCACCGACGTCGCCGAGCTGACGATCAAGCACCCGCTCGTCAAGCAAGCACAGCGGGTCATGGGCTACCAGATCGCGGAAACGCTCGACCGCAACACCATCGTGAACCTGCTCGGCGGTACGCAGGTCAACTTCGTGAACTCACGCGGGTCGCGGCCGGCGCTCCAGGCTGCCGACTATATGAACCGGCACGAAGTCCAGCGCGCTGTCGCGCTGCTCTTGAACCTCGGCGCACCGCTCTATCTCGGCGACGAGAGGACGGACCAGAAGATCGACGCCGGCTCGGGCGGGGCGAAGTCCTCGTCGAACCCGCGCACGAACCAGCACTATGTCGCCATGCTCCATCCGTTTGTCGAAGCGGACATGCGCGAGGACGCGACAGTCACGACCGCATGGTCCTATTCGGACCTGAACAAGATTTACAACAACGAGCTCGGCGAGCTGAACGGGGTTCGGTTCTGCCGGTCGAACATGATTCCGAGCTTCACCGGGTTCGCGAACAACGACGGTGGCCTGGCCTACGTGCCGGGCAATTCGGGCTCGCTGGCGACGAACGCCGGCTACCGGATCATCGTCACCGGCGTGGACACGCAGAACCAATTCGAGAGCCGCATTTACACGGTCTCGGGTGCGCAGTCCGTCACCGGCCCGAACGGGTCGATCGCCGTCACCCTGCCGAACAACGCGCCGGGCTTCACCTTCAACGTTTACATCGGCACGACGACCTCCCCTGTGAACCTCGGGGTGAGCCCGCAGGGCCCGGCTTCCGGCCCGCTGCTCGGGCAGGCGACGCAGCTTCCGGGGGGCACGACAGTGTTCATCACCGGGATCGGCGTCGCGCAGGTTCCCCCTGCGTTCCCGGGCAATGCGAACGGGATCACGGTTTACCCCACGTTCATTTTCGGCAAGGGTGCTTACACCCAGATCGAGCTCCAGAACGTCCAGATCGTAGGGCTGTTCAGTGCGGACAAGTCGGACCCCTTGAACCAGATCAGGGTTATCGGCTGGAAGGTGTTTTACGCGACGCTCATCAAGAACAACCAGTTCTTCATGCGCATCGAAAGCACCGCCTCCAATACCGGCGCATTCGGCTAAGAGAGAGGGCAGTCAGGTGTCAACTATTACCATGGGAACCACGGCGAATAACTCGCTGACTGCCCTCGCCTTCTCGCACGTTGCTCTCGACGCGGACATGGCGTCGATCAATGCACTCATCAAAGTGGACATCCCGGTTTCGGGTTCCGCGGGTGAGGGCTTGGTCGGCGGGACTTTCGTGACGCAGGCCTTCGCTAAGAACGGCTTCCTCTATGTTCCGCGGCGCGGGGTTCTCAAAGTGTTCCAGGGCGACTTCGTGGCCGTGGACACGCAAACCGGCTGGCCGATCCTAGTGTCGGGCGCGGCCGGTGCGGCGAACCCGAGTTGGGTGCACTCGTGAGGTGGCAGGAACGCCGGGCGACCGTGGCCCGGCACCCGTCCTTCGTGTCGAAGACGGTTCACAGATGGACAAGGATCAATGGCCCAACTACCCCCTTCCCCCCAGAAGAAAACCCTGACACCTCCCCCGGCGCGGCCTAAGCCGCTGACCCCTGAAATGGAAGCCATGTTGACCGAAGCCGACAAGGCTCGGCTCGACATGCAGGTCGAAGCGGAGATCAAGGCGAAGCAGATTTTCGAGGCCGAGCAATCCTACATTGCCGACCGCCGAAAGAAGGTAGCGCAGGAAAGGCTCCCCGAAGAGCAACTGCATTCGATCTTCATCGACCTACCCGACGAGGCCCCCTTCATCGTGCTCGACGGGGTGCGGACCTTCTACCCGGAAACCGAGTACAAGGTCACGGAAGGGGTTCGTGCGACCCTGATGGAAATTATGTCGCGGGCGTGGTTCAATGAAGAGTGCCGCCTGGACGAGACGCGAGGGAACTTGTTCAGGCGAACCCGAAACGTGCAGCTAGGTGGCAAACGCAATGTCCGACAATACGCAGGAACCTAACATCCCGATTATCCGAGTAAGCTTGAACTTCCCCCTCGGGGGTCCGCATGGGCCGCAGTTGGTTTTCGAGACCAATTTCCTCCAGGACGTGTCGGCGGAGGAGATCGGCGCTGTCGTCGATAAAGTGGAGCGCGTCGCGACCCGGCAGGCGCTCAAAGGCGAGATCGCGGCCAAGCAATCGCAGCTCGCTCTCGCGCGGCAGCAGTTCGACACCATGTCTCGCGACAAGGCGCGCGTGGCAGATCGGTACAATCGGCTCGCGCAGGAGCACACGGAGTCCGGGCGGAAGAACCCCTTCAAGCTTCCAGCCCAGGAAGCGCAGCACGAAGAGACCTTGAACACCAGCCTCGCCACGTCGCGAGACATGGTCGAGCGGCTGGAGCGCGAGATTGCGCAGTTGATCGGCCTCGTGGACGCGGGGCTACAGCAAGCGGCGGAGTGAGATGGCGCTACAGGCAAACCAGATCGTCACGCTTGCCTGTCAGGTCGCCAAAGTCCCGGCCTTCACAGCGCAGGCCGGGCAGCTCTTGAACATGATCCTGAGCGACTTGAGCCAGACTTACGACCTGGAAGTCGCTCGGGGGCTCTACCTGTTCAACTTCAACAGTGCGACGGGGACCGGCTCCGGCCCCTATACCTTGCCCTCTGATTGGCTTCGGGCAAGGAACAAGGACGTGTTCTACACGATCGACGGGGTTGTCTACCCCATGATCAAAGTAGAAATCGAGGAGTACGATTGGTTCGTGCAGCAGGCGGGGCTCGAAGCCTACCCGTCATACTATACGACCGACATGAGCCTGAGCCCACCGGTCATGTTTGTTTGGGTGCCGCCGTCCGGTTCTTTCCCGGTGACGTGTCGGTACTATAAGCAAAAGGCCGACATCGTGGATCCCGAGACTTCCACGGAGGTTCCGTGGTTCCCGAGCCAGGACTATCTCATCACGCGCCTCGCTGGTGAGCTGATGAAGATTTGCAATGACGATCGGTGCGGCGACTTCCTCGGGGACGGCAAGGGCGGGCAGGGGCTCCCCCAGGGGGCGCAATACATGCTCGACCGCTACTTGAAGAAGCAAGGGGACCGTAACGACGTGGTGTCGCGGGTGTCCCTCGACCGGCGCATGTTCGGGCGAAACGCTCGCTTGGCGGGCCTCCCGAACACCAAGACGATCGGGTGGTGACGTGTCCCTTCGCAACACGCAACCGCGCCTCTTCTCGCCCAAGGGGGTGGGCGATGCGTTCGACGAGGACCACGGCTTCCCTGGAACCTGCCTCCAGCTCAAGAACCTGATCCGGGACACCAGGCAAGAGGACTCGTGGGTATGCAGGCCCGCGGCCGTCCGCCTCACGCAGTTCCAAGGCTTCACGACGCCGGGGCAAATCTCTGCGCTGACCGTCATCAACGGCATCGCCTATGGGATGCTGGCGACCGGCCGGAACGCGGGCAAGGACGAACCCTTCGCGTTCAATATCGCGGGCGGCGTGTTCCTGACCGTCTCGAATGTGCTCGCCGACAACGTGCCCTTCACGCAGCCGACGACGGGGAACTGGACTCCGCCGACGATGGCGCTCGTGGGGGCACGACTATTTGTCACACACCCCGGCTTTGCGGGCACGGCGAACTTCTTCGGCTGGTTCGATCTGTCCTCGCTCGGGGCTCCGGCCTGGAACGCCGGCAACACGACCGGCACACCGCTCCCCTTCGTGCCCGTCGCCGTCGCGCAATACATGGACCGGGCATGGTTCGCGGTGAATCTCGTCTCGGGGTACTCGGCTTGCTACTTCACCGACACCGGCACGCTGAACCTGACCAGCGCTACGCAAATCCTGACGTTCGGCGACAACACGCCGATTTCTGCCCTGCACGGCCTGCCTTTCAAGAACCAGCTCGGGGGCCTCATCCAGTCGCTGATCGTGTTCAAGGGCTCGCCGAACGGCGTTTACAACATGTACCAGATCACCGGCGACTCGTCGCAGGCGACGCAAGCCGTCGTCGCGGGCTCGACGACGATCACCCTGTCCAGCGGGCTCAGTGTAAACGCTCTGAATTGCGCAACCACTTGCCTTGCTCCCAACTCGATCGTGGCGACGCCCAAGGGGTTGTTCTTCGTCGCGCCGGATGGGTTACGGCTCATGGATTGGGAAGGGAACGTGAGCCCCCCGATCGGGGGGATGGGGAAGGGGGTGAACGCCGTCTTCTACCAGATCGTTTCGCCTTCCCGGATATGCGCGGCGACGAATTCGAACCTGATCCGCATCTCTTTCGACGACATACTGGACGCGGGCATCCCGACCGAAGAATATTGGTTCGACCTCGAGCGAGGAACCTGGAGCGGCGCGCACACGTTCCCGGCCGACTTGATCGCTTCCTACGGCGACAGTTTCGTTCTGGCTCCGCATGGGATGCCGGGGCAGCTTTGGCAGTCGGACTCGCACCAGACCGCGGCGAGCGGGTTTGTCGAAGCCGGCGCGCAGATGGTCTACAGCCTCGACACGGCCTTCGTGCAAGACCCTGGGGGGATCAACGAGTGCTCGGTTATCGAGACATCCGTCATTGCAGGGATGCCCTCGGCTACTAAGATCATGGTGACGGCCTATGACGAGCAAGGTTCGCCGCTGGACAGTGCAGAGTATACGGCAGCGGGCGCGGCCTCGATCTGGGGCAGCTTCGTTTGGGGGCAGGCCAATTGGGCGGCGGCTTCGAATTATTTCGGCCCGCGCCGGATCGACTGGCACAGGCCCCTAGTTTATCGGCGGCTGCGGTTCAGCATCACAGGGGATTGTGCGTCGGGGCTCCGCTTCGCCGGCATTTGGTTCAGGGAGGAACGCCTTGGGTATTCTCAGATGCGTCCTTAGCGCGCTGCTCCTGCTCTTCGCTCCGGTAGCGCAGGCACAGATTTTCACGAGCTATCCGTTCATTCTCCAGAACGGGACGATCGCCGATGCCGGTCAGGTAATGGCGAACTTCAACCAGATTGCGAATCAGGTCAACGCGAACGCCGCGACGAGCGGGCTGAATAACAACATCACGACGATCGCGGGGCTCGGGAACGGCTCGGCGACGCTCCCGTCGCTGACCTTCGCGAACTTCGCCACGACCGGGCTCTTCTATGACACCGTAAACGGGTGCCTGGGGATCACCCACGCCGGAGTGCAGGTCGGGTGCTGGAATAACACAGGCCTGCATCTCTTGCCCGCGCAGACCACGCCCTCGGCGCGCGACGCGGCAACGGTCGCTTACGTGGACTCGAAGCAGGGCGTGCTCCTCCCACAGCTTCGGGTGTCGAATTCGAGCACGCAGTTCATGCCGGTCGCGTCTGTCACGGCGGCGACCTCGATCTATTACGTGCCCTACAACGGCACGACCGCCGTTTACACGGACGGGGCCGGGAATATCTTCTCGACGCAGCTCACGTCCACGCTCTCGCAACTGCTCAGTGACACGACATTGAGCCCGGCCGCGGCGGTCGCGGCGACCGTTTACGACGTTTACTTCTGGTATCACACCGATACGACCTTCACCGGGGTGACGACTTCCGGGTCGCAAGTGCTCTCGACGATCGGCGGAATCACCGGGGGGACCGGCTCGCTTGTCGTCGGCGCGGCGATCACCGGGCCGGGAATTCCCGTCGCCACGACCGTCACCTCGATCGACACGCCGACGCAAATCCATATCAGCAACAATGCGACGGCCTCGGGGTCCGGCACCTTCTCGGTGAATGCTTCGCTCATCAAGACCTTCGCAATCTCGCGAGGGCCTGCCTGGACTTCCGGCACGGTGCGCGGGGCAGCAGCGGACCAGACGACGATCCAGAACGGGGCCTATGCCGTAAACTTGAACGCGATCACGAACGGGCCTGCCGCGCAAGCGGGCTTGCACATCGCGACGATCGTGACGGACTCGTCGGGGCCGACCGTGAGCTGGCTTTACGGCGGGCAAGCGGGCGGGGGCTCTCCCGCGACGTTCGGGGTGTTCAACCGCTACAATCGGCTCCCCGTTTACACGACAGTGCAGGATACCGGGCAGTGGGCCTACAATGTCGCGGCCTACCGGATAGCAGACGGATCGACGGGGAACCTCGTCAGCTTTATAACGGGTGTCGCCGACGAGTGGCTTTCGGCCAACTATAACGTGTTCGCTTACAACAACAATATTTCGTGCTATTCTATTGTCGGGATAGGCTTCGACATAACGACCAATCCCGGGACAAGTCAGATCGCGGGGGTGTCGGGTTTCGGCTCGACACAAGCGAGCGTGACCTCGCACAGGGTGCTCATCCCCGGGATAGGAGCGCACTTCGTTGCTCCTATCGAGCTAGTGTCTTGCGGGACGGGCAGTTTCGTGGGAAATGTCGGGACGATCCAATTCGGGGGTTTCTTCTTCGAGTACCGCATGTAAACGCAGGGGACCAGCATGTCAGACGTACCGCTCAACCCAGGGCCATTGGACATCACCAATCCCCTGCTCTCCGACAACCTGCAAGCGCAGGCGATCAATGCCAGCATCGGGGGGATCGTCGCGGCTATCCCCGCGCCGTTCGTCACGACCGGCACCGGCGCGAACAAGGCGCTCGGCTACACGGTCCCGGGGGGCACCTTTGCTCTCGGTGAGGTGTTTCGGGTTCGGGGGTGGGGTGTAAACTCCGCCGACGTGAACGCCAAGACGATCACTGTTGCTTATGGCGCGCTCACCGCGAACGCGATCGTGACGGGCTCGGGGCAGATTTGGGAATTCGAAGCCTACTTCCAGAACGTCGGAACGGTCGCCTCCCCGGTGCAATCCGAGATGATCCGCGCGAACACGGCAGCGACCGTCGTGACGACGGCGGGGCCGGCGAACAGCACGCAGTCGATCGCGGGGCCGCTCGACATCTCCGTCAGCCTGACCGCCGCGACGGCGGGGACCATGACCCTCAATGGGTGTATCATCGAAAAGGTGCAGTGATGGCAAAGAAACCGAAGCCCATGCCGAAGGGTAAAGGTGGCAAAGGAATGCCGATGATGGGCGGCAAGGGGATGCCTCCGATGGGCAAGAAAGGAAAGTGATATGGCGAAGAAAGGGGGCCTCGGCGTCCATGACAAGATGGGCGCGAAAGGCAATTCTTCCGAGAACACGGGGGTGAAAAACCAGACGGGGTATCCGAGTGTCGATGGTTTCAAGACCCGTAAAAGCACCGCCGCAACCCCAAAGACCCTCGGCGGGCGCAAGACCTGAAATATTCACGAGATGGGAGAGTTTTTCTTCCGGGGTGAAGGAAGCCCTCCCACTTATGAGACGCCACTACAAAGAGGCTTTTGATTTTACTGACAAGTTCCCCTTCGATCCGCAATGGGAGTTTTACTTTGAGCTGGAACGCCAAGGTGCCCTCCACATTCTCGCCCTTCGATGCGCCGGGGACAATCTGCTTGTCGGATACATTAGCCTCGTTGTGCTTCCTCTCCTTCACACCCGAAGTTGCGTCCGTGCAAGGGGGGATAGCTTCTATATTTTACCCGCCTTCCGGGGAGGAACCGGGCTTTCTTCGCCGTTCCTGCGCGCAATCCGGGAAGTCGAACGTCACATGAAAGAGCTGGGGGTGCACCGGCTCGAGTGGGTGCCGAAGAGAAGGAATGGGCAGCATGTCGATTCTGGACCTGTTTTTAGGCGGCTCGGCTACGTCGAAGTCGAGTACACCTTCGCCAAGCTTCTATGACCACTTCGATTGGGATGACGAGTTCTATGTCACGGCAGTGAACGAGGACGGGTGCGTGTTCGCCGGGTTCATGCCCCGGCAGGCGTGGCGAGCAGAGCGGCCCGTTCTGGAGCTGGAGGCAGTTTGATGGGCGGATCGAGCGGCGGGGGCGGGGGCAAGGGCGGGAGCGCGGTCCCGATCTATCAGTACGGGAACATGCCGACGGCCGACTATAACGCGACCGCCGCAATCTCGAACCTCTACAATGACCCTCAGAACCAGCAAATCTATAATCAGGCTCAGGGGAGCCTCGGTGGCATCCCGCAGTACAATACCGGCTACAACCCGGCCAACGTCACGCAGCAAGGCATCAATGTGCAGGACGCATCCGCGGGCCTGCCCTACATGGCGCAGCAGATCGGCGCGGCCGGGTTCGACCCGCAAGGCGCGCTGTTCCAACGGATGCAGCAGCAGATCACCGACCAGACGAACTCATCTCTTGCACAGCAGGGGCTCCAGGGTTCGCCCTTCGCGCAGGGGATCATGGGGCAGAACCTCGCCAGCCTCGACGCCAACTGGCAGCAGCAGGCGCTCGACCGGATGATCAAGTCCGCGGAGTCCGCATCGGGTCTCGTGAACCAGTTCGGGAAGAGCCAGCAGCAATCCGCTGCTCTCCAGCAGGCGGGGCCGCAGTCCCAAATGGACGTGTCGAACTTCCTGTCGGGGCTCAATGCGTCGCGGCTCGGCCAGGCGCAGCAGGCGATCACCGATTGGCTCGGCTACCTCCAGGGCGGCACGCAGGCGAGCAGCGCGGCCGCACAGGAGCAAATGGCGCTGAACGATCAGGAGCTGAAAGCCCACCAGATGAACAACGAGCGCGCTATGGGGATCGCGAAGATGGCGATAGGCGGGGCGCAAAGCTTGATGGGCGGCATGAGAGGAAAGGCGTAAGCCATGGGCGGCTCGAGCGGCGGAGGCGGCGGGGGAGGCAAGGGCTTCTATGCCGACCCGATGATCTACCAGACGCAATACAACCCGCAGGGGCAAACGCAATATTGGTACGGACCGGGAACGCCGGCCCCGAATTCCTTGCGTGGGCAGCTGGGAATTCTAGCGGACACGCAGACCCCGCAGTGGGCGAACGTGAACCGGAACCACACCTTCTTTACCGGGAACGGCTACGCCGGCGGGGGTGCGGGTGGGGCGCTCGCCGGGTACAACAACACGCCGATGGCGAACCTCGCCGCCTACAATTCCCCGAACCAGTACCAAGGCGCGGGGCTTTGGGGCAACGATATCAACCCTGCCCTTTGGCAGCCGCAGCTCTCCAACACCCCGGCGTCAGGCGACCCGATCTGGAATAATTCATGGTCCGGGGGGCCGGAGATGGCCGGGATGGGGAACTATCAGCCGACAGGCGGGGCCTATTCGCAGTACATGCTCGACACGGTACGCAATCGACAGCCTGGGGCGACGTTCAGTCAGCAAGGCCCCGGAACGCCGAATACCGGCATCCAGGGCAGCATGTCGAATTATGGTGACGTTTCCGGGGCGTCCCGATGGTGGGGCGCGAACGGCAGACCCTGGGGGACCTGATGGGCAGCACGGCTTCGGCGGGCGGTTTGAACGGCCCGAAACCCGGTTCCCAGTATCTCGGCGGGACCGTGATCGACAAGACGACCTATACCGGCCAGGGTGTCCCGGCCGAGTTGACGCAGTTCAACCCGACGAGCGGGCAGTTTCCGACCCCGCAGCCGGGCTCTTCTCCGATGGGCGACACCGGGGGGAGCCCTTACGCGGGGCTTTGGACCGGGCTCATGCTCGGCTCGCTACTCTCCCAAGCCATGAACCCGATGGCCGGGGGCGCGGGCGGGCCGATGGGCGGGGGCATGATGCCGATGGGCGCACCTTCGACCTTCGGGCCGGGCGGCTTCACTCCGGGGCTCCGCGGGCTCGGTGGGATCGGCTCGATCGCGCAAGCCGGCGCACCGGCGGGGAGTCCAGTCGGTGGGAGCAGGTGAGGGGCGGGGCGACATCTATCGGGACCGGAACCCCCATAACCTTCCGGTAGGGGGCGGCGACCCTTCGACCTATCGGCAGTCGTCGATGCCCTTGGGCTTCCAGCAACTGCTCTCCGAGTCCGTCGCCAATCCAGCGAAGCCGACATTGCAGCGGGGGACCGGGGAGCCGAGCGGGCTCGGCGGGCGTCTCGTCGTCGGAGACAGCATCGGGGCAGGTCTCGCGAAACAGCTCGGGCTCGACCCTGCTCTCACGAAAGTCGGCCGGTCCCCGAAGGACGTGCTCGGCTCGCTGCAAGGGCAGGACTTCGCCGGCAAGGACGTGATCCTTTCGTCGGGGGCGAGCAACAATCCGAAGCAGCTCGAGATGGTCATGCAGCAACTCGCTGCCATGAAGGGCGCGAAGGGCGTCACCGTCATGGGCGTCGGCGACCGGCCGGACTTCAGGGGCGTGAACGATCAACTCGCTCAGATGGTCCAGCAGGCCAAGGCGCAAGGGATCAATGCCAATTTCGCGGGGCCGCTCGCCAACTTGTCGGCGGATCGCGTTCACCCGAAGAGCTACGCGGGGCTTCTCGACAAGCCGGCCGATACCTTCGTCAACAAACGAAACGACCCGGGCCTCCCCAAAGGCGCAAGCCCCTCCAGCTATTCGTTCACGCCGGAGAACCGGGGCAATCTGACCGGGGGGGCCTTCGCTTCGCCGGGGCAAGTTTACACGATGCTGCTCGGAAGGGGGCTCAATCACCGGGAGGCGTCGAGCCTCGCGGGGGTTCTCGCGGCGGAAAGCCGATCGTTCGGGGGCAAGCTTTATTCCGGTTCGTTCGGCAAGCAGGGGAGCGAGCGCGGGGGCGCGTTGAATCCGCGCGGCGCGTTCGGCTTTGCTCAGTTCAACGGGCCGCGCCAGAAACTGCTCGCCGACTTCGCGGGCAAGCGGGGCATGAACCCGGCCGATCCTCACACGCAGCTCGACTTCATCGTGGCGGAGGCCAAGGGGCGAGGTATTCGGCTCGATAATATCGCCGACATCGTGCACCGGTACGAGAGCCCGAGGGAAGACTTGCGCCCTCGTGAGATCGCGGCGGCGCAGCGCATCGCGGCGGGGCTCTCACGAGAGGCGGTGCCACAAGGGTCACTCGCCTCGAGCCAGGGTGGTGGGGATGCTCCGGGCCGAGGGGGAGACGGAACCCCTTCCATGCCCTACGAGACCGGGCAGTCGCAGGCCTCGGGCGGCAAGCCGGTGCCGACGATCGAGCAGATGCTGGCCGAGCTCGACACGGAAGACCGGGGGGGTGGCGGAGACGGCGGCGGGGGTGGCGGAGACGGCGGCGGCGGCGGCGAAGAAGAGCAGCCAATGCAGCCCGGGCAGGAAGACCCGCCGACGCAAATTCAGCTTGCACAGGGGGTGCCGCTCCCCGAGAATATCTTGCTCGGTCGCGCGCCGGGTTCGGTGCGCAAAGCCTGGGGGCAGCAAGTCGAGGAGCAGCCGCGACGTGACCTGTTCGCGGCGTTTATAGAGGATGCGTAATGTCCAGCTCGGCGGGCGCGCAGACGCAACCTTCGTTCGGCGGCGGCGGCGGCGGCGGCGGCGGGGGAGGTAACGACTTTTTTACCGGCCTGTTCGGGGGGCCTCGGGCAATTCGCAATGCTCAGGCTCACCAGATGCGAATGCAGCTTATCCAGCAGCAGCTCGCAGAACGCCAGCAGGCGCGGCAGGAAGAACTCGCGGGAAAGCAGACGTTCGGTCGAACCATGTTGCTACCCGAGTCGGGCGGGCAGCAGCAGGCTCCCAGTCAGTTTTCCCCGGGGGCGACGCCCGGGGCGCTCTCGCCGGTCCCCATGGCGTCGCAAAAAGGACTGCCCCTCGGGAGCGCACAGCCCGGGGGGCAGTCTGACGCCCCCGAGACGGGAGTGAAGGCCTTCGTGCGGCGCATGAAGGTCGCGAACCCCAACATCGGCAAGCACCCGGAAGCCGTCGCGAACGCGATGCAAATCGCCTTGCCCTTCATGAACGCCGAAGAGGCGAGCTACTGGAGGCGCATCGCCGACCAGCGGTCACAGGCGCGGCTCGCACAAGGGCAGCAAAGGGTCGAGCAGGGGCAGCAAAGGGTCGAGCAAGGCCAGCAGCGGGTCGGAGTTGCGACCACGCGCGAGAACCGCTTGGGCGACGCGCAAGAATTTCGAGAAGGCTCACAGGCGAGCAGGCTGCAACTCGACCAAGGTAAGGCCGCGGAGGCGCAGCGCCATAATCTCGCGACGGAAGGGGCGACGCAGCAGCGGATCGAACTCAGCCGGGAGCGGTTCAAGGAGTCGGTAGACAAGCACCAGAAGACGTTTCAACAGGCAGCCGAACGTATCGCGAACGCGAGAACCGCGAACGAGCAGCGCACGGCGCTCGCTGCACTTCGCCAGCAGCAGTCGGCGGTCAATGTCGAGATCGCGAACACGGCGCGGTTGATGATGGCCGGTGCGAGCAAGGGCGACATCAAGGCGATCCAGGAAGCGTCCAAGGCGCAACAGGACGCGATCGACGCGGCGGTGAGCGAGATTTTGTCGCGCGCGCAACAGGGCACGACGCCTCGAGGTGACGCGGGGGCGGGAGGTGCTTCCACGCCTCCCGCCCCCGCAGGGTCGCAGGATGCTCCAGCATCTTCGGCCCCGGAAGGATTTACTCCGCCGCAAGATGGTGCGCAAGTCATGGAGGAGGCGCGCGACGCGATCGAGCGGGGGGCACCTCGCGAAAAAGTGCTCGAGCGGCTTCGGCAGCAAGGCATCGACCCGAGCGGGCTGTGACCGATGGGAATGTTCGACGACCTGGTGCCCCAGAAGAAGGGGGCGTTCGACGACCTCGTGCCCTCGAAAGGGGGCAGGTTCGACGACCTCGTGCCAAAAAAAGGGGTCGCACAAGGCGACCCGAAGTCTAGAGAGGAAACGTCACATGGGACAGTCAACCCAACGCGACAGGCCCTTTCTACCCCGAACGCGCCCCCTGCGCAACGCCAAATGTCCTATGCAGAGGACATTACCAAGTCGGTAGGCTCCAGCCTCGCGCGCGGCGTCATGTCGATCCCCGGGATGCTCGGCGACATTCCCGAGCTCGGCCGGCAAGGTGTCGAATGGGGGCTCCAGCACACAGTGAGCCCGATCGTGCGCGCGCTCGGGGGCAAGGTCGCGGAGAGCACGAAGCCGGCATTCCAGCTTCCCACGACCAGCGACATCGAAGGCTACGCGCAGTCGAAAGGCTTGCCCGTCCATACGCCGCAAACGACGCCGGGGAAGTATTTCGGGGCAATCGCGCAAGTGGTCCCGCTTGTTGCGATGGGGCCGCAGAGCGTCGCGCGCAAGGCGCTCCAGGCCGGCTTTATAGGCGCGGGCTCGCAGGCCGGCGCGGACATCGGCGGCACGCCGGGGGCGCTCCTGGGCGGCGTTGCCGGCGCGATTGCGGGCTCGGGGGTCAGCAACACCGTTCGGACCGTGCGCGACTTGCGCGGGCGGCAGGTTCCGGTCGAGCCCGCCGTGACGCACGCAGAGCAGGTCGGACAGTTGGCGGATGACCTGTACTCGACCCGCACCGCGGCGCAAGCCGACATGATCGAAATGCGCCAGCGCGGCGACGCTATGGCCGCGCAGATGCCGCCTGTTCCTGCTCCCCCGAAGCAGCCGAGCAAGATCACGGCATGGCTCCGGGCGGCGACGGTTCCCTCCAGCAAACCTCGACCCCCCGGCAGGAAGTGCCGACGAAAACCCCGCAGGCTATTCAAGAGCGTTTATACGCATTCGGGGAGCGCGACCCTTCGATCACGCTCGACCCTACCGAGCGGAAGCTTTGGGACGCACACGTCGCGCCATTGAAGGCCGAGGAAGCACGGCTCTATGCGCGAGCCAAGTCCCTCGAAGTGGACCTGGGTGACGTGATCGACCCGACCGAGCGATCGGGCTACATGCACAGGGTAGTGAAGGGGGTCGAACCCGACCGCGGGCCGGGCGACCCTTCCTTGCCCGGTACGGACTTTCTCGTCGGCGGGCCGGTCGGGGAGCTTAAACGAGGCATCCCGACTTCTGCTCCTTCGCTGGAGCAACGCTCGCTCTTCGCGATCGAAAACCGTGCCGGCGATCGGCGCGTCGTCAGCATCGACGCCGACGGCAACCTTCGCACGTGGTCTGGAGGGAAGCCGGGACAGACCGTGGACGGCTGGGCTCCGACGAAGGGCAGTGCGCAACCCAAGGTCGGGGAGATTATCGAGCACGACGGGCAGCCTTGGAGGTTCAGCACCGCCTTCACTCGAGAGATCGAGGCCGAGACCCCCTATCGCTACAACAAGTCGGCCTTCGCGAACACGGCCGAGAACGTGCAGCGTCTCCGCGGGGCGGTGCGCAACGCCGAGCTGTTGAAGGAAATCAAATCGACCGAGTGGTTTCAACAGAATAGCACCCGCGCCGGGTCGAACCTGCACCCGGAAGGCTGGAAGACGCCGAAGAACCCGAACTTCAACGGCTATGTCATGGAGCCTCGGATCGCCGAAGCTCTCGACGACTTCGCCGGCATCCAGCGCAGCGGGATCGAGAACTCTTTGGCGGCGGCGAACCGCTACTTCGTGCAGGCGATGTTCTGGTCGCCGCTTGTCCATGCGACGAACGTCGCCTTGCACGCTGTCGTGTCGCGCGGATGGGGGAACTTCAACCCGACCAATGTCCCCTCACGTGCGCGGGGCTTTCAAAGCGCCCTGGAGTCCGTCACCACGCAGGACGCGACGTTCAAGGCGTTCTTGCGGGATGGTGGCGCGCTCATCTCGGGCTCGCTCGACAACGCGAAATTTTACGAGCAGCTTCTGAACAAGTTCGGGCAAGGGCTCGACGCGAACCCCGAAGTCGCCGCGAACATGGCGCGCTCCGCTGGCTTTCCCGACTGGAAAACCATGAAGCTGGCGATGCAGAACAACCCGGTGTCGAACGGGGTCAGCAACGTTTACAAGTGGTCGAACCGCTCGCTGTGGACAACCGGCGACGTGTTCATGCTCGAGCGGTATCAGGAGCTCGTCGCCAAGGGATACTCGTCGAAGGCCGCGATCAAGGAAATCGAGCGGCACGTGCCGAACTATCGCATCCCCGAGCGCGTGCTGGAAAGCCGCCTCTTGAGCCATGCCTTCCAGAACCCGGCTATTGCTCAATTCAGCCGGTATCACTATGGCCGGTTGCGGTCCTGGGGGGCCGCTCTCGGCGATGCGTTCGGGCTGGGCCGGGCGACGACGGCCGCGCAACAGATGGACGGCGTGGGCGCGCTCTTCGCGACCTACGTGCTTTGGGAAGGGCTCCAGGGGGCGAACACCTTGCTCCGGGGCAAGTTCGGAGACGAGAAGAAGGCCCCCAAGCTTATCGGCTTCGGGCCGCTCGCTGTCGTGGAGGCCGCCGAGAAGGTGCAGAACGGGACCGCGGACGTTACCTCACTGGCGCAGCTCGCATTCGGCCTCGCCCCAGCGACGAAGTTCTTCATCGAGCAGTGGGCGAACCGGAACCTGTTCACAGGCAAGGCGATCCGCACCCGCGACATGGACGAGAGCATGGTGCAGGCGTCGATCCGACAGACCGCGCAGTCGCTCGACCATCTCTTGCGCCTCGGGGTCCAGCCCTATCAGGCTGCTGATGGCGCGTGGAAGGATATGCAGACCGACGAGAGCATCCCTTCCGCCCTCGTGAAGATGCTCGGTGCCGCCTCGGCGAGCGGGCTCGGGGTCTACAATGCGGCGACGCCCGAACGGCGCGAGGCGACCGCGCGGCGATACGGTCGCGCCGAGCATACGCGGCGGATGCGCAAGCCGGAAGGTCCGGTCGAAGCCGGGGGCAACCGACTTTCCGAGTGGGTGGGCGAGCAGATGGGGCTCGACAAGGCCGTCGGCGCGCGTACCATCCCGAAGAAGTCGTCTCCCTACGGAGGCCCGCAATGAACTGGACAACTGTTTTCGTCGGCATGTTCGCTTTCGCCGCGGGCGCGATCGTCTCGGCCCCGGCTTACGCCGCCCTCTTGGACTTTCTCGACTACCCCTATAAGTGGAAGGCGCGCGGAGATGACCCCGGAGCGTGAGGACGAGCTGTTTGAGCGCCTTGCTCGGATCGAGGCGCTATTCGAAGGCATCCCGAAGCGTCTCGCGCGTGTTGAAACGTGGCAGCATTGGGTGACGGGCGGCTTCGTCGCCATTGGCACCGCGTTCACGTTCACGCTCGACAAGTTCATCGCCTGGATCAAACCATGATCGGTACGGTCGCGAACTTCAAAACCCGCACCCTCGGCGGGGTGAAACTCTCCAAGCAGCTCTTTCGCATCGCCACGGCTCTCGTGATAAAGGCAAGAACCATCCCCGAGCTGCTCGACATCGTTTGGGGGGACCTCCCCGAAGGCGGGCCGAACTCCGCCTTGGGCGACATCCGGGTGCGGCTCATGTCCCTTCGTCGCCGGCTGGAGGCGGTGGGCTCGACCCTGGAGTGCTCCGGGGGCTACGTCAGGATCATCCCATGCGACTCCTCATTATCGACGACGGCGCGCTCGCGCTCGATGTTGCACTGCGCGCGATGCGAGAGGGCCATCAAGTCAAATGGTACTTTCACTCGACCCCCCGCCTCGCCGAGATCGGTAAGGGATTGGTTGAACGGGTCGATGACTGGCAGCCTTGGTTGAACTGGGCCGATCTGGTCTACTTCCCGTCGAACACCAAATACCTTCGCGCCGCCGAGCAGTGCCAGAGCAAGGGCATTCCCTTCATCGGCTGCACCCGAGAGCAGGCGGCGTGGGAGACCGATCGCACCGTCGGCGACGCCGTGCTGCGCAAGGCGAAGATCGACACCTTGCCCTGCAAGGAATTCACCGATTACGACGCCGCGATCCGGCACGTGAAGAAGACGTTGAAACGCTACGTGTCGAAGACGGGCGGGGAGAACAAGTCCCTCTCCTACGTGTCGAAGTCGCCCGATGACCTGATCTACATGCTCAACCGATGGAAGAAGGCGGACACGCTCAAAGAGGCATTCATCCTACAGGATTTCGTCGGCGGGACAGAGATGGCCGTCTCGGGGTGGTTCGGGCCAGGCGGCTGGCATCGACAATTCGAGGAGAATTGGGAGTTCAAGAAGTTGATGAACGGCGACCTCGGCTGCAACACCGGCGAGCAGGGCACCGTCATGCGCTTCGTGCGCAAATCGAAGCTGGCCGACATGATGCTTCGCCCCTTGACCCCTCAGTTGGAGGCGATCGGCTATTGCGGTAACATCGACGTGAACTGCATCATCGACGACAAGGGCAAGCCATGGCCCCTGGAGTTCACGATGCGCTCGGGGTGGCCCACGACGAATATCCAGGCCGCTCTCTACAACGGGGATTTCATCGAGTGGATGATGACTTTAACCCAGGGGAAGCCCTTCGACTTGTTTTCGGAAAGCAAGGTGGCGGTGGGGGTAGTGCTGTCGATTCCGGATTACCCGTACTCCCACCTGACAAAAAAAGAAGTCGTCGGCGTCCCGATCTTCGGCATAACGACCCGGAATTGGCAGAACCTCCATCTGTGCGAGTGCTCCCTGGGCGAAGTGGAGACCTGCCAGGGAAAGGAAAAGCTGATCGTGACGGCGGGGGATTACATCCTGGTCGCGACGGGGACAAGCGCGACGGTGCAGGGCGCGAGGGAGGCGGCCTACGCCCGTTTGAACGGCCTCACTATTCCAAACTCCGCCATGTGGAGGACGGATATTGGCCGTCGCCTTTCCCGTCAGCTCCCGGAGCTCCAGGCGAAGGGGTTCGCGACCGGGATGTTGTTCAGCTAACGCCCGCGCAGAAGCTGGCCGATGTTCTTGTCCCCAAGGCACTCGCCCACCTCGAGAGGGTGCTGGACTTGCACCTCCCCGACACGTCCGACGATGTGTTCGACACCGTGGTGAAGGCGAAGAACCTCGCCGCCTCCAAGGTGATCGACGCGCAATTGAAGGTGGACGAGAACCGGCTTCGCACCCAAGTCGATCTGACCGCTTGGGCTAGCTTGAAGCTGGAGTTCGAGAAGCTGAAAGCGTCAATTCCAGGACATGAACCTGCCCCCCAGTGAACTGCGTCCCCGCGCCGAGATAGGCGCGGCGATCGTGCGAGGCCATGCTTCCCCGATCCCTCAACGCCTGCACAACCTTGTCGGGGTTCTGGTCGCGCGAAGAGAGCCAGTTGCGGAAGTGAACCTTGGAAATCTGGCATGTGCCAGTCAAGTCCTTGCGGATGAGCAAGTCGCCGTGCGGAGCCTCGACCACCCGGATGCTTCCGCCGAACTGCTCGACCACTAGCGTTTGCACGAGATGCGCGTCCAGGTAGGTCGCCAGCAGTTCCTCGGCGTCGGGCTTGCGGCCTTCCGCGACGTGCCGGGTATCGAGCAGGTTCGCGGCGTGCTCGACGACCCCCATCGGGTCGAAGTCGATCAGCCCCAAGCTGTTCGCGAGATTGCCCCCGAGCAGCATCGCCGAGAGCGCGCGGAGCCAGTAACGCCGGTTCGACCCCCACTGCGGGTACATCTCCCGCAAGACAGCCTCCAGGGTCTCCATGGACTCACGGAGGCCCGCTCTTTGCGCGACGAGCGCCTGAAGGTAGAGCAGCCCGGCGTGCCCGCAATTGGCTTGCACTTGGTTCCGCATCCGCTGCCCTCGCAGCAAGTCCATGGACGAGACGGGCGGCATCTCGACCTCGAATTCGAGCACCCGTTCCGCCATGGCGCTCGACCTCGAGGCCGCGGTGACGGTATGGACCAGCGAGGCGTTGCCGGCCGAGATCATCAGCGTGTTCCACGAGGACGCCTTGCGCAGCCCCTCCCCGTCCCGCGCGGCGCGGGCCTTATCGACGCCCGTTGTGAAGAGGCGAAGCAGGTTCTCGGCTTCGTCCGCCTTGCGCATGACCAGCTCGTCGAAGATCGGAGGCAGATTGCCGAGCATCCCCCACTGTATTCCGGTCGAGGCCTTGGTGTCGGCGAGCGTGCATTGGAGCCCGAGGGCGTTCCCCCATACCGAGGCGGCGACTTTGAGGCCTGTACTCTTACCCGTCCCGGAATCGGCCGACACGAAATGCAGGACCGCTCCGCCTTCGTCGGGGGACATAATGGGCATCAGGGGCGCGGCGAAGCTGCCGAGCAAGGCGAGGCGCTGGAGCGGGAAGTTCTCGGAGAGCAGGGCTTGCGATGCTCCCTTCCAGCTCTCCAGCGAGCCTTGCGGCTGGAAATGCTTCACTCGTTGCCCGAGCGCGGGCGGGATGCGGGGCCGCTCCGTTCCGGCTGGCGTCAAGAGCCGATCGCCCCACAAGAACCCCTTGGAATTCCAGCCGAACTGTTCAAACGACATGGACGGGGGCTTCTTCGACGCCGAGTAGATTTCTTCCGAGCAGACCATCCACAGGGCGAACTTCGGCACGTTACGGAGCGCGACGCCGTGCTCTTGAAGGTCCTTCGCCAGATCGGTCGGAGAGGCGACAAGGCGGGCCGGGATGTCGATCTGCTTCTCGGGGGCGTTCGCGGGGCAGTGCAGGAGCTGATCGTGGTACGACCCGTTCGGGTTGACG